TGCCGCAGTTGCCGCAGTTGAGGCGTACCTGAGAGATCACGTTAGCCGCATTCGTCGGGGTGAGAACGTGATTTTCATTGGCTCCGAGGGCGCTGGGAAAGATCACCTCATGAGCGCCATGTCGAGGTTTTGCATTCGCCAATTGCATTCGCTGATTTGGGTCAATGGCGTGGATTTGTACTCCGCGGCCAGAGACGCCCTGCGTGATAATCGCAGCGAAATGGAGTTGATACGCGAATATCGCAGACCCGACATCCTCTCGATCAGTGACCCACTTCCGCCCAGTGGAGACTTGACCGATTGGCAAACCGATGTGTTGTTTCGGATCGTTGACCACCGTTGCTCCAACCGGCGAGCGACCTGGATCACTCTCAACGTGGCCAACCGCCAGGAAGCCGACCGACGCATCGGATCGCAGTTGGTGGCGAGACTCATTGACCAAGCGCTCGTGATTCCTTGCCGCTGGCCAAGCTACAGAAAGGCGAAAGCATGAATGACGATTCTCAAGGCGTCGGCATCACGTTTTTGGCGGGTGCCATTCACATCCTCACGAAAGAGCACGGCGCACGATCCTGCTCACCAGAGCAACTCAACACACTACTTCAGAAACTGGGTGACGTAGAACGGTTTTTCATGGATTGCCCACTAACAGAGGAGGAAACACATGCTGATACTTAGTCGCAAGCGAAACGAAGAAATTTACATTGGATCGGATGTGACTATCCAAGTTTTGAGCATTCACGGCAAGACTGTTCGGCTCGGAATCACAGCACCGCCAACAGTTCAAATCTTGCGGAGTGAGTTGCTTGGAAATCCAGATCAGGATACTATTGATAAAAAGGCGGCATCTCAGGATTGAGAGGCTGTAGGCGATATTGATGGCCGTGAGCAAATCCGTTGTTGGGTTCGCTTGCGGCCTTTTTTCGTGGTGTTCTTCGAGAATCGACCATGCTTGCTGCTGGAGTTGGAATCGGTCCCAGTTTTCACGTTGATCGAAATATGTACCTGCTCGATCAGCTTCCAGGGGCGATTGCTGGTTGGTCGTACCGCGTCCTGACCGAAGCAACGGTCGGTGAGTCCATTGGGATACTGAGGCGAGGCTCTGACAACGATCTGGAGACGTTTCGGGTTGATTTACCTGAAGCCAATGGAATCGGGGATTGGATCAGCGATGACTTCTCATCGGTTTCCGCTTGGCTGGCTGATGATTCTGCCTCGGCAGGCTATGGGACTCAAGCCTACGACCAGATCAATTCGTACCATCTCCAGCAAGGCGTGACGGCAAGTCAGCCGGAGTACACATCGACGGGCTTCGACTGCGATGGCACAGATGACTTTTTTGGGATTGCCGCAAGCCCATTCTTTTCTGAGTCAGCCACCTCGATGTCGATCGTGTTGCAGTATCGGACATCCAACACGACGTTCAACGGAGGCGTTGGTCTCATCACCGAATCGGCCGGATTCGCTGCGACTGCTGGAGGGTTTTTGATTGCCGTCGATGACCGTGGTGGAGCTTATCCCACCAACGGACTCACAATCGAGGTCGGCACCACTAGTGCCACTCCACCCTATTCGGTGGCGGTCGGCGTCAGTGACATCATAGGATCGAGCGAGGAAACCCATCATACGGTCATCACTTACGAAAACGGTACGATCAAAGTCTATCACAACGGTACCGATGTCTCTGGAAGTATCTTTTTCCGCTCTGCTCAGCACGGTGTATTCAAGCCGAAGAACTCACCGCTGGCATTGGGGTCGGCAACAGGAGGCATTGTTCCTTTCAATGGTTTAGTTCGAGAGTACATCCTATTCAACCGAGTACTCACCCCAGCCGAGGCTGAGTTCATCTACGCCCACACGCCAGCCTAACCTTAACGAATCACAGGTGAATCCAATGTCAGACGACTACAACAGCTACAAGCCCAACCTGACGTCGCCCACGGAGGATGGAGAGGAAGTCGACATCAGCAGCACCGACCATACCTTCACCAAGACTACTCGCGCTCTGTGGGTCGGATCAGCCGGGGATGTCAAAGCAGTGACGTCCAAGGGTACGACTCTCACGCGCAAGAACGTCCCTGTTGGCCTCTATCCGTGGAGGCTGACGTCGATTGTGAGGACTGGGACCACTGCTGGCGATATGGTGGGAGAGTGGTGATACGAATGGCCAAAGCACCCAAGAAACACAAGCCGCCAGGGATCAGCGAGACCAAGCGGATTGACAATCGCAATCAGAACTCGGCGGCGCGAGGATACGACCGGCGTTGGCGGAAGGCGAGGCTGAACTACTTGGCCAAGCATCCTGTCTGTGTTTCGTGCGGATATGGTGCGACCGTTGTCGATCACATCGTGCCACACCGAGGCGATAAGCAACTATTCTGGGATGTGAGTAATTGGCAGGCCCTCTGCGAACGCTGCCACAATCGCAAGACGGCGAGCGGGCAGTAGGCACGGGGGGGTACCATTTTTTTGTGTATCTGAAATCGCGTTGACCGCACCACCCAGCGCGCACATTTTTTGGCAAGTTTTTTGAAGGGGTTAGCGATGGGCCGACGTGGTCCAAAAAAAACACCGCCAGAGATCAAGCTGGCACATGGCACCCACCGCGACGATCGGGATGGAAAGCCGGAGTTGCAGCCGGGTGACTCACTGACCGAGGTACCTCGAGCGCCGCGATCACTGGGCACCGTCGGTAAGAAGGTGTGGAAGGAAGCGACAGGGTTGATGGTGGACGCCGGGTACCTGACCGCACTGGACCTGTCAGCGCTGGAATTGTATTGTCGCGCTCACGATGAGGTTGCCACACTGGATGAAGAGATTGCCAATGTTGGCACGACCTACACCACAGAGAAGGGATTCGTTGGACAAATGCCGCAAGTCAACCAGCGTTTCAAATGGCTCGACATCATCCGACGTTATCAATTGGAGTTTTGGCTGACCCCAACTGCGCGGGCCGGCCAACAGTTAACCAAGAAAAAGAATCAGGGTATAGAATCCCGAAAGCGTGGATAGATGGCAATCGACTCAGTCACCAAGAAATGGATTCGCAACGCCTCGGATGAATTGGCAGCAAAGAACGGTTGCCGGTTCGATCCAGAGCGAGGTCAGTTCGTCATCGACTGGGCCGCCAAATATTTGAGACTCTACGAAGGCGAACTTGCGGGCGAACCCTTAATCGCCGGAGACTGGCAGATCGAAGCGACGATGCGGTTGTTCGGCTGGATTAAATGGTCGGACTTCTGGGGCAAGTGGATTCGTCGGTTCTCGAAGGCATCCATCTGGGTGCCGAAGAAAAACGGCAAGTCGCCAACTCTGGCTTGGTGGGGATTGTATCTACTGGCAGGGGACGGCGAGAAAGGCCAAAAGGTGTATCTTGCTGCGAAGGATGGTGCTCAGGTTCGCGAGATTGTGGCCAAACACGCCTTTCAGATGGCTCAAGAATCTCCTGAACTGAGCGAATACTGCCATTTCAACCAAACCACCATGCAGATCACTTATGAGCCAACGGACTCGATTCTGAAGCCGCTTAGTTCGTCTGACAAGCGATCCCAGAAAGCCAAGGAAGGTCTGAATGGTTCTATCCTCATTGATGAGACTCATGTGGTTGATCGGGCGTTCGCGACTCGAATCAATCGTGCGGGAGCCAGTCGAAGCGAACCTCTACATATCGAGGTAAGCACAGCGGGGAACGACCCAGACAGCTATGGGAAGAGTCAATACGACTACGGTAAACTGGTTGAGCGTGGAGCCGTTGAAGACGATGCCTTTTTCTTCCTGAGCTACGAAGCCCCGCAAGATCTGACCGAAGACGAACTCGCCGAAGCCCCGGAGAAATTCGGGAAGATGGCGAACCCGACTTGGGGTCGAATTATCAACGGGGAAGAGTACCTTGACGATTTCAAGCGGTCGAGAAAGTCGCTGACCGACATGCTCGACCACATGATGTATCGATTGAATGTTTGGCAGAGGTCGAATAATCCTTGGCTTCGCTCAGCCGACTGGGATGCGTGTAAACTTGAATATGCTGAGTCTGATTTAGATGGCCAGATTTGTTGGGGCGGTCTAGACCTGTCCAAAACGAAGGACACCACCAGCTTGACTCTGACTTTCCCCAGCGAAGACGACGAAGATGAGTTCTTTCAGCTTCCCTACGTTTGGATGCCCGAAGAAACAGCGCAGGAGCTTCGCGATCTAGTGCCGTTTCTCGAATGGGCGAAAGCTGGATTCATTCGCCTGATGCCTGGCGAAGTGATCGACTACACAATGCTCCGTGAGGACATTGTCGAGATCGCCGAGCGTTTCAAAATTCGGGAAATCGCCTACGATCCGTTCTACGCCTCTGAGATCACGCAGTACCTGGAAGAGAATCACGGCATCGGTCGTGTTGAGTTTCGGCAGACGATGGGGAATTTTGCTGGACCAACAGCCGAATATGAGAGGCTCGTTATCGCGAACAAGATTCACCATCCGGGGAATCCGCTAATGAGTTGGCAAGCTGGTCACGTCCAGGTGGTCAGTGATCGGAGTGGCAACAAGCGGCCGGTAAAGCCGGAACACAATGACCCAAAAAAGATTGACACGATCGTCGCAGGAATCATGTCACTCGCGCGGGCACTGCTCAAAGAGGGTGGCGCGACGCAGTGGAAGGGGGTCGTATGCTGAGAGAATGGATCATCAACGGGTGTGGCGTTTCGGGGCTTGTCATGATTGGCGTTGGCTGTTGGTGGATCTATCCGCCAGTCAGCTTGATCGTGTTGGGCGTTCTTTTCCTAGTCGGGGCAGTAGTGGGAGCGATGCGATAATGTTCACAACGCTATTTGGGCGACCACAGAACGCATCTCTTGAGGATCCGACCTTGTCGCTGAACGACCCGGAGACGTGGAAGGCGGTTATGGGTGGCTCTATTGCCAGCAGCGGAGTGACTGTCAATCGCACGTCGGCAATGTCACATCCTCCACTCTTCTCGGCAGTCAAGCTGCTTGCTGGCGACGTCTCGAAAATCCCGTTCATTGTTTACCAACGAGACAGCGACGACATTCGTCAACGAGCCAAAGATCATCGAGCGTATCATTTGCTTCGGCGCAAAGTGAATTCGTACCTCACTGCGCTGAACTGGAAGAAAACCATGATGTACCACGCTTTGATTTACGGCAATGGATATTCAGTCATCAATCGCGACGGAGCTGCTAGACCGCTTGAGTTACTTCCCATTGATCCTTGTTCGACCTTTCCCGTACTCTATCAAGGCAAGCTCTGGTATGTCACTGAAGCTGATGGAAAGCTGCGAAAGTTCGAGTCAGACGATGTGTTTCACGTCAAAGGTATTTCATTCGACGGTCTTGAGGGCGAGGGACTGCTGCCTCACATGCGAGATACGATTGGAGTCGGCCTTGCAATGAAGAAATTTCTCGGCTACTGGTACGATCGAGGCAGCCGGGCGGCTGGCGTCATCGAGCTACCAGCCGGGGTGGAGGCCACCGATAAAGCGTTTGAGGAGACACGTCGGCAATTCAAGAACATCCACTCCGGTCTCGACAATGCCTTTCGGGTAGCGATTTTGCAACAGGGGGCAAAATGGGTCCAGACTAGCCTGACGAACGAGCAATCAGAACTTCTGGCAACCCGCGAGTTCGATGTCAAAGACGTGGCTCGCATGTTTCGCATTCCACCCCACAAACTCGGCGATTCCTCCAAAACGTCGTACTCGTCGATCGAGGCAGAGAATCTGAGCTACCTGTCCGAGTCGCTCGACGAGTGGTTCTGCATTTTTGAAGACGAGGGCAACTGCAAATTACTGACGGAACGCGAGCAACGAGAGGACACCCATTACACCGAGTTTCTGCGGTCCGCAATGCTCCGTAGCGATACCAAAACGCGATTCGAAGTCTATGGGATCGGCATCGATAAGCGGATTTGGAATCCGAATGAGGTTCGGAAAATGGAAAACATGCCTCCCTACGAAGGCGGCGACGAGTTCATCAATCCGGCAATTACTCCCACCTCAACCGGGGAATCAAACTCCAATTCCACGGAAACGAGTGAATCCTCAAGTGCGGATGGAGGCGAGGGCAGTGCGGAAAATCAAATAATTTTCCCAGAAGGTCGTCAGTCGGTCGATCCTGTTGTCGCCGATCTGGCAGAATTTATCTCCAAAGATTCAACAGGAAAGTCACGCAATCAACTTGCCAAAGAGTTCATTGCTTCCCGTTCGATCAACAGGGAGCCTGCAACGGCACTTCGTTATCTTAGATCATATCAACAGCGAGGAATGATACACCTGACGTCTAAAAGATAAACTCAGAGTTTGAAACTTAGGTAGTCAGGTCACCCCGATGGGAACGGAGTGACCTGACGGACGATCACCTTAAACCCTGTCAGTCAAATTCTACTGTAAAGACCTAAGATAACGGTTTTCAGCTAGTTCATACAGGCTTTGATAAAGCGATTTGGATTTTCCCGCAGTGTTTGGATTATTTTGCAGGTGGTCCTCTAACTGACTGATTAGACGAGCAATTAAATCTGCCCCGTGATCGTCAAGAAACTGCTTAGGTTCTGTTTTCCAAGTTGCCGGTTTCATCTCATGAAATTGAACTATCGCCCGAAATGATGCGAGCAGAGGATACAACACACCAGAAGGAACTAAACGGTCGGACTTTCTTCCAGTTAAAGGAAGCTGTTTGTTAGATTTTGGAAAAAGTTTTTCTTCTTTCTTTCCTCTGTTACCCAATTTTCCTCCCGGAAAAGCTTCGTAGTATTTGGTAGGAAAGGTTGCGTAAACGTAGTCGTGCAATTCAAGAATGTCAGGCAAAATCTTTTTAAGAGCTTGGTACCCTGGAGCATTCTTCTCATTCGTCAACCGACTATCCATACGGCCTTTAGACGAATAGGCGACCGTGGGAGCTTTGCCATCTGTAAACGTTGGGTGGAAGAGGGTCATGATTGCAATGATTTCCATTACATTCACAGGGTTAGAGGCATTTTCTTCGTAGCCAATTTTGTTACGAAATTGGCTTGAGCGAGATTCGAGGACTTGTTTGATCCAATTAAAATCACCCTTAAAATCTGTGATAGTCCAGCTTTTCACCTGGCGACTTGTGTTTCGTCCCTGCACAAGTCGGATGATTCTGTCTCGATCGTCTAAGCCTACGATCACCTCTAAATGAATTCTGGCAGACTGTAAATACGTTGGAAGCTGATCGGGTGCAAGGTTAGAAAATTTCTGACTAAATTCTTCTGCGATTTGTCGTTGCACTTTTGCGATAACCGCGTCAGTAGTGCCTCCGTCAGCAACCCCTTGGCTCGCATCGTCACCTATGCAGTCGTCCAGAACAAGTTCAACCGATCCGCTCTTAGGATCATAGTTGAGTTTGCTAGCCAGAATGGTTTCTCCACGATTAGCGAGAATGAAGTCTTCTGGATAATCTTTTAGTGTTTGCTCGATAGCTCTTGGTACTGCCCCTGAAACAGATTTCTCTTCGTGACTTCGCGGATTTACGTCGTCGGGAATTTCTCGACCGTGCCACGCTGAAAGAGTTGGGTAGAGGTGGTAGATGGAAAAGCCTTCTCCTTGATTACTTAAATCAATTTTTCGGAGATAGTCTTTTTCGAGTCGAAATGCAATAGTTCTGGAATTTGTAGACATACGTCTATCCTTAGATTTTGCGGGAGCAGGGACAATCCCGACTTTTATGGTCATGCCTTCTCTTGGGAACTCACAAAGTGACTCACTTTTATGGTCATCCCCCCCAAGGAGGTAATGTCATTATTCGGAATGCTAAGTGTCCGTCAACTGCGGAAGTGGATGGCAATAAAAAATGGATTTCGTTGGAATCAGCGCGGAAAACCGAAATTTTTCTTAACCAGAGTTCAGAAATTGTATTCGCCCTTGTAGCGTTAATCGTGAGTCGTCAACCAGTCTCGTTGTCT